GTTATACGGCTGGCAATCCTTACTATCAAAAATTCATTCAACAAACCACGCCACATCGTTATTAAAACGCCCTCATCCTTTCCGAAGCCTAAGATAGTGATTAAATCGGATATTAGATCCTTTTTACCCTCTTCGATTTTAATTTCATTCTTATAAGTATCTTTTGCTTCAAGTAATGATATTTCAAAATATAGCTTTTTATAAATGTCAGTTAGTTTATCATTATTGATATGTCGGTTTAAATCTACATAAAAACCATCCGCTTCAATATCTCGAGCTACATTTCTGCTAACTGCATTCAAATAAGCAAATATGGTTTTTTTATATTTGTTTTCAAATACTTTTTGCCTTGCGAGTAGTTTCTTTTGCGCTATTAACTCAGCGCGTGTAGGTTTAGCCATAAGTCTGAATTAATATATGTCGGTTTTGTTTCTTTTTGGATTCTTTTTCTTTGAATGTAAAATATAAATTAGGATATTCTTTTTTAATCCAACGGGTCAATTTTTCTAAGTCTATCGAAGGCTTTATAATTTGATTTTCTTTTGTTGGGTTTATAAGTATTGCAATATATATGATATTAGCCATCCAATAGGTTTTCATCAATGTTATCCAAATTACCGTTTAAATCTTCAAGTAATACCAAACCCTGCGGAAAATATAGTTTGTCCATTAAAGGGTCTGGGTGTTGGTCATAGTTTGTATAGGCTCTTTTTTCGTTTGGCGTTGTCCAATACATTTTACTTGCCGTTTCCGCTAATTTGCTTAAATCTTCTTGTATTTCATTAAATACAGTATAATCAAACTCAATAATATATTCATTACCAAACTTTGAAGATAACCAACGGTTTAACACTTGTTTTCGCGCCTCAACCAAAGGAATAACCGCATCCGTTATCATCATCTTACGGCTTTCAATCATATTGTTTTCAGTGCTATTTTTACTTGAAAATAGTCCTATTGGTAAATGGTAAGCGTTACATAATTCACTTAACATATCCTGTTTGCCCTCAATGATGTTTAAGTCAACTGGTGAAAGTCCTATTTGTTGCCAACTCAATTTAGCTGGCGTTACGATTATTTCACCCGCTTTATTTGCGCCCTGATAAACTTGTTTAAATTTATCTTTAATAGACATCGCTTGTTCGGTTGTTAGGTCGCTTCCATTTTCACCTGACAATATACCCGCTGGACCTTGATTCTTAAACATCGAACCCTGAGATATGTCAGCATCTTTGTATTTGCCCATTAACATCCTACAAGCCTGTAATGGTGATTGACCGTAAAAGATATCATTCAATGAAGCATCCCCAGTTATAGGATTCCAATATTTAAAGTGCGCAACTTCATCGGCTGGTATCTCTTCATTGATAAAACTGAATTTATAGCCTTTTACGCCCTCAAATACTGAAATAGGTATAATTGATACCATTGGTGAGGGTATGCTGTATAATTCAATAGGCTTCTTTGCATTTAAGCCTATTCCGGGTGTTATTCCAAAAAGATACGCGTTACCGGTTAATAGCTTATAACCGTCTATTGATTCAAATAATTCTTGTGTAGATTGTTGAGAGTTTGGCGTTAATAGCAATTTTTCAATGTCTGTATCTTCAACCCTATCAAACGCTTCATTTTTGTACCGTACAATATTGGCAAAATCTTTCGTTGTTTTAGCCAATTGCATTAAACTTTTATATTTTAGGTATTTGCCTTTATTCTTAATTTTGTAAACTTCAAACGGAACTATCGAAGTTTTTTGCGTAATTAAGGAAATAATAGCGTAAACATTCGGGAGGCTTTGATAACCTAAATTTATATAATCGTTTCCCGTATTTTCTGGAAACATCCAACTATTCTGAGATATAACCCAATTCAAAGAATACTTACTTTGAAGCTGTTTTTTAAAGAAATCGAACATACCCATATTTTAAAGAATAAAATTAACGTAAAATTACAATAAAAATACGTTATACAACAAAAAAGTTTCTTTTGTCTAATTCAAAGTAATAACGCATCATAATACTATCCCATTCATCTGGTGAACGTCCTATCATTTGTTTAACAATATCTTTTGATACTAAGGCTATTTTACCATCCTTGTCAATGTCTTTTTGCTTAACCTGCTCCATCTCTTCCATAGTAATCTGTATTACTGCTGAATTATCGCAAACTTCGCCACATTCCCTGCTTACTATTTTTTGAGCCATTTTAAATCCACATTGGCTTTTAAGATTATTAAAGTTTTCACCGTTTAACGGACTTGATCCATTAATAAATCCTTTACATTTTAAAAAATCTACAACTCCACCGCCTACGCCGTCCTCATCCGCAATAACTTTTGTCAATGGTATGTTATACCTCTTTTGCAAATCAATAGCCTTATTTACTACTACCGTCAAATCTGATTTATCAATGCCAAACCGATGAATACATAACCAGTCATCCCAAACCCTAAAAACTGTATTATCTTTTCCTTTACGAGCCACGTCAATAGTCATATACATTTCACCAGTCTTTTTTATGTGCGTTGGGCTAAAATAGTCTGTTATTGAATCAATGTCAATAAGTGCGCTCGGGTCATCGTCATATTCCCAATTCCCGAAATACAAACGCTCTTTTGACACCTTATCTAAACTCAATAATGATTCTAAATAACTGCTAGGCAAATGTGGATTATCTGTAGGTAAGGATTGTATAAATTTTCTATTTAATGGAAGTGTACCGTTTTTATTAGGGTTATAAAACTCTTTATACGTCCAATTCTTTGCAGGGTTACAAGTGCCTAATACCTTTGGCGTTAGTTCAAACTCTTTTAACTTGTAACGGCATCTAGATAATACTATTTGCCACGCCTTATGCGATACTTGGTTACACTCATCTATAAAAGCCCCTGTAATTTCCAAAGACCCTAAACTGTCAAAGTTAGGGTCGCTTGGATATAAAAATAAATCTTTGAGTAATATCTGGCTACCGTTTTCCCAGTTAATAGAAGAGTTTTGAGCGTTATAGGTAAATTGGTCTGTAATGCCTAATTTACTTGCATTTTCAAAGAAAGTGTTTAAGGTGGTTTCTCTTAATGCCTTTAATTTTGCCCTGCCCATTAGCCAACGACTTCCTGCATATGTTTGGGACATTTCAATAAGCCATAAGCATCCTAGAGTTGTTTTCGCACCGCCTGCAGCTCCACCGTATAATAACTCCCTTGTAGTTTTATCTTTTAGGTAAAATATAGCGTTTTCCTGCTTTTTAAGAAGTTTTATCGGGGTCAATTCCACTACCTAAATTTATTACGTTTATTTCTTTACCGTTTGTAGTTATATCGGTTTTGTCCCCATATTTTTTAGGATTCATTTTTGATAAAACCCATTTTCTAGCATCTATTTGTAAACGACTTCTATTTATTACATTGTGATTTACAATAATAACCCCCTCAACTTCATCAACGTCTTTATCCTGTTTATCGGCAATATTTAAAATATCATCAAATAAAAGTAATTCTCTAATTTCACACGCGCGCGCGTATCTTTCCATTTTTCCCTTTGCTTCAATAGTTCTAATACCTCTTTCATCGACTTCATCAATCCATTTATAGAAAGTTGTAGGGCTAGGCATTCCATTAGTATTCAAAGATGAAATTAACGATTTACCACTTTCGATCTCTTCTATTATCCAATTAAAACACTCTTCTTTTTTTTCTTTTGAATATGACATTAACTATATAATTCATTCATAATAACCAAAATTACAAAAAATTTGTTAGAAAATCATTTTTATACGTTTTATATTTTTCGTTGTTGGATAGTTTTGTTGCTTTAATTTTTACGATGTTTTTTTCTAAAATAAAATTGCCATTAATATTATAACCAACTGAACTGCTTTTAACCCGCTGTTTACTAAACTTTTTTGTGTCAACATTATAAATAGTATTTCTGTTTATAAAATAACAGTTATCACAGTCTTTTATGTAGTTAACAGGAATGTTAAGTAATTGATTATTAAATGTTTCCATAGTTTAGTATTAAGGATATTAGTAGTTATGGTTAATATGGGGCTGATTGAAATGCCATAAGCAAAATTCAGGTGTTATATCCCCAAACTAACCATAACAACATATATAATTTAAGCATAAGCCAATCTTTTAAAGAAATAGTCGGTTATAAATATTTTTTGCCAATACTTTTGCAAGCTCTTTTTCAAACTCTTTTTCTGTAGTTTTTTTAGCTCCAGATTGTAAAGTATATCCATTTATATAAGAGCGTTCTATTGTATTACTTTTTAAATTAATACCCTCATAATAATTCAAATCTCCACCTATAGGTTCAATTCGTTCAATATTTCCATCATTTATCCAAAAATGATGTTTTGGTGCTTTTTTATAATGTTTACAGTTTGCCATCGCTTAAAATATTTATTATTAATTTTTATTATTCAAAATTTGTTGTTCAAAGTCGGCTCAAATCATATACAGTTCCATTGTAGTTTATATTTGGCTGAAATTACTCAAGCAGAACAATCTCGTTCCATCCATCCAAACACAAACAACAACACGCAATATAATTTATTAAAAATTTTTTCCCCTGCTTTTTTTAAATTCTGCTTCAATCAAAATTTGTATATAACCAGAAATGTTTTCCTTGCCAAAAATCCCTTTAGACAAAGAACGAACCTTATCCTGTTGTTCGGGAGTAAGGCTTATCGTTACTTTTTTTGTTTTACTCATTTCGATAAATCTGAATCAATTAATTGCTGTCTTAATTTTTCAATCTCTTTTTTTAATCTTTCAATATTAGATAATCGTTCGTTTATTTTTTTTCTAATATCTCTTTTGCCCTCATTGTGATTTTTAAAAGAGTGCATTTCTTCAAAAATAGTTGAAATATAAAAAGAAACTGTTTTAAGTGTTATTTGTTTCTCGGATAAATCTTGTAAAATTTGAATTGAATCTCCCCTAAATTGTATGTCAACAATTTTTTTATTTTACCAATTATTTAAATCTATAATACTATAATCACTTACATGGTCATGGTGTACATATCGTTCAGCCTCTTCTCTGCTATCAAAATACAAAACCTCTGTAGTTTTATCGGTATAAAATACCTCAAGTCGGAATCTTTTCATTTCAAATTACGTCTATCTTTTCAGGGTTCTCGTAGTAGTAATCTAGGACGTCGTCACCCTCTCTGTTCACGATTGAAGCTCCGTGGGCGTAGTCCGTGACAGGAAACTTCTCAGTCCGTAGACTCTGGTACAGTATCACTAATGTCATTCTTCTTTCTCCAAGAAATTATTAACCCATCTGTCTTTGAGGAACTTATTTAAAGACGAGAACACTTCTTTATCAAGCTTCTTTTCATCAAGCCCTATGACAGGCCAATCATAATTTGTAAATATATGGTTTATTACTCCTGCTACACTATCTTCATATCGACAAGCCTCAGAAAAAGCTTTCCATTCATTGTCCTTGTTATTCCACCCTTGATATTTATCAAGTAGTTCTAGATAAAGCATCTCAGCAGATTCTGA